TCAGAAGACATCATCATTCCCTACGGTTCGTCGGACTCCAACACGGCAGAACGCGTTGCGCACATCATGCGCAAAACCAAGAATCAAATTAACAAGCTACAGGTTTCGGGTTTTTACCGGGATGTTGACCTCGGCGAACCTACCCAAATCCACACTGACGTGGAGAAAAAGAAGGCCGAAGACCAAGGGTATTCCCTTACTGATGACGATCGGTATCAGATTGTGGAAGTGCATATTGACTACGATATGCCGGGGTACGAAGATAAGGATGAAATTGCTCGTCCGTATGTGGTGTCGATCGACCGCGCCACAACCAAAGTGCTGGCCGTGTACCGCAACTGGGAAGAAAGCGACCTCCAACAAGCAAAACGCCAGCACTTCGTACAGTACACATACATTCCCGGCTTTGGCCCTTACGGCATTGGTTTGATTAACCTGATTGGTGGCTACGCCCGCGCAGGCACGAGCATCATTCGCCAGTTGGTCGACGCGGGTACGCTCTCTAACTTGCCCGGTGGGTTGAAGTCCCGGGGCTTGCGCACTAAAGGAGATGACACTCCGATCGCTCCCGGTGAGTTCCGTGATGTGGACGTGCCAAGCGGTTCGATCCGCGACAACATCATGCCGCTGCCATACAAGGAACCAAGCCAAGTTCTACTGGCTTTGCTTAACCAGATTACCGATGAAGCGCGGCGTTTGGGTTCGATCGCGGATATGAACATCAGCGACATGAGCGCGAACTCACCTGTAGGTACAACGCTTGCATTGTTGGAGCGCCAACTCAAAACCATGAGCGCGGTGCAGGCGCGGGTGCATGCCAGCATGAAGCAGGAGTTTCAACTGTTGCGCGACATCATCCGGGACAACACTCCAGAGACTTATAGCTTTGAGCCAGTTAGCGGGGACCGTAAAGCCAAGAAGGCTGACTACGACATGGTGTCGGTTATTCCTGTTAGCGACCCTAACAGCTCGACAATGGCCCAGCGGATCATGCAGTATCAGGCTGTTATTCAGTTGGCTCAAGGCGCACCGCAGATTTATGACTTGCCACAGTTGCACCGCCAGATGATCGAGGTGCTGGGTATCAAGAACGCTGACAAGTTGGTGCCGCTGCCAGAAGACCAGAAGCCCCGCGACCCCGTGAGCGAGAACATGTCGTTCTTGACCGGCAAGCCGACCAAAGCGTTTATTTACCAAGACCATGACGCGCACATTGCTGTGCATACCAGCATGATGCAGGACCCCGTTGTGATGGGGCAGCTTGGCCAAAACCCGATGGCGCAGCAAATGCAGGCGGCGATCATGGCCCACGTTGCGGAGCACGTTGCGTTTCAGTACCGCACTAAACTGCAAGAACAACTGGGGGCTACGCTGCCAGAACCTGATGCAGAAATCCCCAAGGACATGGAAGTTCAGATTTCCAAGTTGGTGGCCCAAGCCGCAACGCAACTGCTCCAGATGGACAAGGCCAAGGCTGCTCAGCAGCAAGCCCAGCAGCAAGCGCAAGACCCAATCATCCAGATGCAGATGCAAGAGCTGCAGATCAAGAAGCAGGAAGCTGATATCAAAGCCAAGAAGGTTGATGGCGATCTGCTCTTGAAGCAAGCTGAGGTCGAGCTCAAGGCCCAAGCCCAAGGCAGCCAAAATCCTGATCCAGTGTTGTTGGCCGAGCAGCACCGCCAAGAGATGGAGCAACAAGCCCAGCGTCACGCACAAGAGATGGCGGCTGCCCAGCAACAACAGCAGATGGCACAGCAGCAAGGCCAGCAGAACATAATGCAGGCCCAGCAAGTTCATCAGCAGAAGTTGGCCCACGGCGGACAGGTTCATGGCCAGAAGTTGCGTCAGACTGATATGGCGCATCACCAGAAAATGACTCACGCAGAGATGCAGGCTGAACTTGCAGCGCAGCAAGCCCGCAAAGCCGCAAAAACTTCTAAGGAGAAATAAGTTTGCACCCCCACATGCCAATCCCTACACTGGCTATGGTGTCCCCACACCTAGCCTTCTACGACAATTTTCTAACCGAAGTTGAATGTTCATTATTGATTTGGCTTGCCAAAGACAAAATGCAGCATTCCCGGGTGATGGACAACACCTCGGGGCAATACGTAGCGTCGACAGGGCGCACTAGTTCTGGCATGAGTTTTAAGATTGGTGAGAACGAACTTATTGAGCACATTGAACACCGACTCAGCATGGCTACTGGGTACCCCATAGAAAATGGTGAAGGGTTGCAAGTTTTGCGGTACGAAGTGGGTCAAGAGTACAAACCCCACTACGATTATTTCAACCCTAAAGGCATAGGTATTGACAAGCAATTAGCCAATAACCGCGTATGCACGGTGTTAATGTATTTAAATACGCCTGATGACGGCGGGGAAACTACATTCCCAGATGCCAAACTGGTAGTGCTTCCAAAGCAAGGAAATGCTGTTCGGTTTACCTACGATACCCCTACCCAAGATACTTTGACATTGCATGGCAGTGCGGCAGTGCGGCAAGGTGTTAAATGGGTAGCCACTAAATGGATTCGCCGAGGAGCATACAGATAATGGACCCCAAAATTTTTGAAGTGCTAAATAAGAAGTTTGAAGACCAGATTAATGGTTTCAGACAGGTTTTGTGTGGCGGAGGTGCAAAATCCTTTGACCACTACAAAGAATTGAGTGGGACTATCCGAGGTCTCCAACTCGCTCAATTAGAACTTGGTGACCTCGTGCGTAAATTGAAAGACTTTGACGATGACTGAATTTGATATTAAAGCTGTGGACCTGTCCGGCATTCTCAACAAGCCTGTTGAAGACAAAGCCAGACAAATCCCTGATCCGGTGACTTACCACCTTCTGTGCATGCTCCCAGAAGCCAAAGAGGAATACGAAGGCGGTATCCTCAAGTCAAACCAAGCTATGCAATACGAAGAGCTGCTGTCTCCCGTGTTGTTTGTGGCGAAGATTGGCCCTGATGCCTTCAAAGACCCGGCACGGTTCCCATCCGGCGCATCTTGCAAAGTGGGCGACTTTATTTTGGTCCGGCCAAATACCGGTACCCGAATGAAAATCCACGGTACTGAGTGGCGGCTTATTAACGACGACTCGGTGCAGGCGGTCATTCAAGACCCCCGTGGCATCCAACGCCCATAAGGAGTAAACATGGCTGAAATTGAAAAAACAGAATTTGAATTTCCAGACGAGAAAGAAGAAAATTCTCGCAAGGGTGGTAGGGTTGTAGAACCTGACCCAGAAATTGAAGTTGTTGACGATACTCCTGAGGAAGACCGTAACCGTAAACCAATGGTGGAACCGCCAAAGGAGATTACTGACGACGAGTTGTCAAAATACGACGAGGGCGTTCAAAAACGGATTAAGCATTTTTCCAAGGGTTACCACGAGGAACGCCGCGCCAAAGAATCTGCAGAACGTGAACGCGCAGAAGCGTTGCGATTTGCGCAGTCTATGGCTGAAGAGAACAAAAAACTCAAAGGCTCATTAAGTCAAGGGCAGAACGCGTTATTGGAACAGGCCAAAAAAGTAGTGGCCAGTGAACTGATTGACGCCAAGCGTAAATACAAAGAAGCGTATGAAGCTGGGGATTCTGATGCGCTTGTAAATGCCCAAGAAGAATTAACTTCCATAAAGATGAGGGCAGACCGGGTAAATAATTTCCGGCCAGCCCCTTTACAGGAAGAAGAAAATACAGTACAAACTACACCACAGCCCCAAAAAGCTGCGCCAGTTGACGACAAACTGCTTGCTTGGCAAGACAAAAACCAGTGGTTTGGCAGCGACAAGCGAATGACAGCTTATGCACTTGCACTGCATGATGAGTTGCAAGATGAAGGGGTCCCGGCAGGAAGTGTTGAATACTATAGACGTATAGACTCGGATATTCGGGAAAGATTTTCGGACCAGATTGGAACCGACGGGTCAGTTGATGCGAAACCTCAACGGACTAAATCCAACATTGTTGCATCTGCAACGCGTAGCACAGCGCCTAAAAAGATCGTGCTTACGCAGTCACAGGTGAATCTCGCCAAGCGGTTAGGACTGACAAATGAGCAGTATGCCCGTGCGGTTGCTAATGAAATGAGGAAATAAAATGGAAAAAATTGCACGTCCTACTCGTGATCTTGAAACCCGCGAAAAAGCGGAGCGCCCAAAACAATGGATGCCCCCGCAACTTCTGCCCGATCCCACGCCGGAGCCGGGGTATGCTTATCGTTGGATTCGGGTCAGTACTTTGGATAAAACTGACGCCACTAACCTTTCTTCTAAGTTACGTGAAGGCTGGGAACCCGTTAAAGCTGCTGACCATCCCGAAATTCGCATTTTTGGTACGACCACTGGTCAGTTTCCAGATAGCGTTGAAGTCGGCGGTTTGTTGCTTTGCAAAACACCTGTGGAGTTTGCTGAACAGCGTGATGCGTATTATCGCCAACAGGCCGATGCGCAAATGCAATCAGTGGATAACACTTTCATGCGCGAGAATGACCCACGGATGCCTATGTTCAAAGAACGCAGCTCCAAAGTCACTTTCGGTAAAGGTATTTAATCATTTTCAAGGAGTCTTAAATGGCTTATCCAACGGTTTCGGCCCCCTACGGCCTATTACCCGTTAACTTGATTGGCGGACAAGTCTTCGCTGGGTCTACACGCAGTATGCAGATTCAGTATGGCTATGCCACCAGCATTTTTTACGGGGATTTCGTCGCTGTTACACGCGGCTTTGTTACTCGCTTGGCTCAAACTGATGGCGGCTCTGCTACCACTGGTGCGGCTGGTTACGGCGAAGTTGGCATTTTCTTGGGTTGTTCGTATACAAACCCATTGACCAAGCAAAAACAGTTTAGCCAATACTGGCCTGCTGGTACTTTGGCTGGTGATGCTGTCGCAATTGTGACTGATGATCCTGATACCATTTTCAAAGCCGCTGTCGTGACAACTCAAGGTGGTACCACTATTGGTGCTGCTTCGCGTGCCATGATTGGCTTGAACATGACCATTTCGGACTTGGCCGGTAACGTCAACACTGGTAACTCGTCGAACGGCATTTTGGCCAGCTCTGCGGCCTCTACTGCTGCTTTGCCGGTGCGTATCATTGATGTGGTTCCAGAAACTGCGGTTCCTTTGGGCACTGCCACTTGGTCTAGCGGTACAACTACTTTGACTACCACTGCAATTCCTAACGCATTGCCAGTTGGTACTGAAGTTGGTTTCTTGGCCGCTAACGGTCAGTACGTTGGCTGCGCCAACTGGGTTTCTACAGCAGCTTCTGCTGGCGCAACCTCTGTTGTTGTCAACGCACAATATGGTGTGGTTCAAGCTGGCGGTACTTCCGCTACCGGTACCGCAATTCCCGCAAACTCCGTGCTCGTGTTTACGCAATATACTGAAGTTCTTTGCAAGATCAACTTTGGTAAACATGCTTACTACACCGCGCTTGGAACTCAAACCGCTTAAGGAGTAACTTAAATGGCAATCTCACGCGCACAACTGCTCAAAGAGCTACTCCCCGGCTTGAACGCCTTGTTCGGTTTGGAATATGCACGCTACGGCGAAGAGCACAAAGAAATCTACGAAACAGAAACATCTGAGCGTAGCTTTGAAGAAGAAACCAAGCTGTCGGGTTTCTCCGCCGCTCCTGTCAAGAACGAAGGCCAAGCCATCGCTTATGACAACGCGCAAGAAGCATGGACTGCACGTTACAACCACGAAACCATTGCGATGGGCTTTGCCATCACAGAGGAAGCTGTGGAAGATAACTTGTATGACAGCTTGTCTTCGCGTTATACCAAGGCTTTGGCCCGTGGTATGGCGTACACCAAGCAAGTTAAAGCTGCCGCTACTTTGAACAACGGTTTTTCTGCCCAGTTCACTTATGGCGACGGTGTTGCTTTGTTCTCTACTGCTCACCCGCTGGTTAACGGTGGTACTAACAGCAACCGTCCATCGACTGGCGCTGATTTGAACGAAACTTCGTTGGAAAACGCTGTTATTCAAATCGCTGCTTGGACTGATGAGCGCGGCCTGTTGATCGCTGCTAAGCCTAAGAAGCTGATTATTCCTCCAGCTTTGATGTTCGTGGCTACCCGCCTGTTGGAAACCGAACTGCGTGTCGGCACCAACAACAACGACGTCAACGCTATCAAGAATAACGGCTCTATTCCTGAAGGCTACACCGTTAACCACTACTTGACCGATACTAACGCTTGGTTCCTGACCACTGACGTTCCTAACGGCTTGAAGCACTTTATCCGTACTCCGCTGTCTAACTCAATGGATGGAGATTTCGACACCGGCAACGTCCGCTACAAAGCTCGTGAGCGTTATAGCTTCGGCGTTTCAGACCCACTTGGCGTCTTTGGATCGCCCGGTTCGTTCTGATAAATATTTTTTCGGAAATATTGGAAGGGGCCTTGTGCCCCTTTTTCTTTTACTGTATATTGCAAACATCTGGGTGATCCGCCTTACCGCCACTGCCCCAGCAGACGATGCAACGATTGGTAAGGTACTTTTGCATAAGGACTTTTTGTCATGGCACGTTCTACTTTTGAAGGCCCAATTCTGTCGGGCGACAACCGTTTTGGTCCACAACGTAACGTCGGTTACACCACGTTGACCCAATCTGGCTATCTTAATTTGCTAAATAGCACTGCGGCCACCGCTGGATTTGCGGGCGGTTCTGGTACGTTTGTTACGTCCAACAACATCCCAAACCAAAACGCAACAGTCTATGTACCCTCATCGACCAGCCCAACTTTAGTAGCCCAAGTGATCCCTGCGGATACTGCCAGCCAAGTTTACCGTGGTTGGGTTTGCTATATCCCCACAGGGTCTGATATTGACCAAGCAATCATCGATGTAGCCGTCTTGCCGACTGTTGCTTCTGGTACGCTGTCTACCATCAAAATTTACGTGTCCAACAACTACACGGTTGAAGCCGGAACCGCTACCTATGCCACATCTACTTTGTCTGGTACTGGGCGTGCTACCACTTCGTTTAGCGGCACTCAAGTCACTAACGCCAACGGCACTTCAACTGACTTGGTAGGCATTAACGGCACTCAAACATTGTCGCAAATTGTGTTCACCTTGTCTTTGACGGGTACCACAATGGGGGCTATTTCTGCTGGTCAGATTTATTTCTCGCTTCGTTACATCCAGCCTGACGGCAACATTGGCTCTACTACTGCTTACCCATTTGGTAACTTCGACTAATTGAGCAACGGGGGCTTCGGCCCCCTTCTTTGGATTTAAGGAGTACTATATGTCTGGTGGATGGACCGTCGTTGACTTGGCAACAAACAAATCGCTGCCCATTCAGGGCACAACTAACTCTGGCGCTTCAGTACCATATTTTGCGCCTGCCCCCGGTAACCAAGACCCAGTGGGGAAAATGCGTATGTCAACGCCTCAAGCGTTGATTGATACTGACTTTGAATACGGCACACAGCCGACAAAGTGGGAATCTATTGTTTTGCAAAATAACCGCCAAAGCATGTACTACATCTCGCAGCAGCCATTGGCTGTAACAAGTATTCAAGGCGACGGCGCAACCAACTCGATCACAATTGCGGGTAGCGGTTTTGGTGCTTCGATAGGTCAGCCAATTTTTATCCAGAACTCAAGCAGCGCGGTAGCAAACGGCTGGTGGTATATTACCGCCGCAAGCGCTACAAGCATTACTGCACAAATTGCAGTGGGCACTACAGTTCCCGCTTCTAACCAGTTCAACGCTGCACTGACATATGTGTACGCTGGGTATTTCTACTCAAACGCTGGTATGCAGTTGACTTCAACTTCTGCATTTACAAACGCTACAACAACCATTACCGTTACAACAACAAACCCACACGGCTTGTCAGCCAATTCGTTTATCTACGTGCGTAACGTAACTTCAAGTTCTGGTGGTGGCGTAAACGGCGCTTGGATTGTCGCAACTGTTCCTACGCAAAACTCATTTACATACGTTGTTCCAACAGCCCCAACAGGCACGCTGACCAACGTAACTGACGGCATAACCTTGTATGCTCGTCCATCTGGCTTTGTTGAGCCACGTTCGTTTGATGGCGGCGTGGCTTTCTCTGCTGGTGGCGCAGTTCCCAACCAACAGTTGATCCGTCAAACTCGTCGTTACTTCCGGTATCAATCCGGTAAAGGCATTCAGTTCTCGACCGGTTCGTCTTTGAAACCAGCCTTGTTCATTACAAGCATTACAGGTTCCGGTACAACCGCCACGGTAACTTCCCGTTACCAACACAACTTGACTGTTGGCGCAAAAATTCAAGTCTATGGCTGCGACCAAGGCGCGTATAACGGAACATTTGTTGTTGCGTCTCTTGTGTCACCAACGTCATTCACCTACACCACACAGATTTCTGTTGGGGCCGCTACCACTGCTACCGGGCAAGCAATCCGTGTAAGCCCAATTAGTTGGTATGGTTCTGCTAACCGTGTTGGTTTGTTTGACTTGCAGAACGGCATGTTCTTTGAGTATGACGGCCAGAATTTGTTTGCAGTGCTGCGTAACAGCATCAACCAAGCCAACGGCACAATCTCTGTAACTCAAGGCTCTAACCAAGTTACTGGCACGGGTACGCAGTTTAGCACTCAATGTTTACCCGGTTCATATGTGGTAATTCGCGGGCAATCGTATCGAGTAGTGACAATTACTAGTGATACAAACATGTTTGTGACTCCTGAGTATCGCGGCTCCACCATTGCTGGCGCATTGATGTCACTGACTTTGGAAACTCGTATTCCTCAGTCACAGTGGGCTGACCCATGTAACGGTACTGGCCCTTCAGGTTACAACCTTGATCTGACCCGTATGCAGATGTGGTACATCGACTACTCTTGGTACGGCGCGGGCGTGATCCGTTATGGTTTCCGCGCAACCAATGGGCAAATTAACTACGTCGCGCAAATCCAAAACAACAACAAGCAGTTTGAAGCGTACATGCGTACCGGTAACATAGCCGCGCACTATGAGTCGAACGGTATTACACCGACTACGATTATTACGTCTAATTTGAATGTTACAAACAGCACGTTGAGCGCGGCTAGTGCTGTGGCAGATACAACCGTTCCTGTGACTTCCGCAACCAACTACAACAACACGGGCGTGGTCAAGATTGACAGCGAACTGATTTACTACACAGGCATTTCAGGCAACAACTTGGTGGGCTGTATTCGGGGTTTTGGCGGTACTACCGCTGCTTCACACACAAGCGGCACAACCGTTGCTATTAGTTCCATCGACATCCTTGATTGCTCACGTTTCCCGCCATCGGGTACAGTTAAAGTTACGGCTTCTGGCCAGACTGGTACATGTGAATATGTTTCGTTTACTGGTAACGATGGCAGTATTTTGTACGGGTTAACCCGCGCAGCCAGTGGGGGTCAAGCGTCTGCTCAGGCATTCACCTACAGCGCAACAGCGCCTGTCAGCGTCGAGTTGGCGTCTCCTGATACTGTGCCTTCCCTGTCACACTGGGGTTCGTCAGTCATTATGGACGGTCGGTTTGACGACGATAAGTCGCTGATCTTTAACTACGGTATGACTACCGCGGTGGGAACATCAAGTATTAACCCCGTGGTGTTAATGGCAATTCGCATTGCGCCTTCTGTTGATAATGGCCAAGTTGGAACATTGGGCCAGCGGGAAATTATCAACCGTATGCAGCTCCAGTTGGACTCTTTGGGTATCGTTACCACTGGCAATACCTATTTAATTAACTTGATCCTGAATGGTTACGCAACAGCGGCGTTTAGCGGTGCTGGCGCTCAACCAACTTTCACTAGCCCAATTCAGTTGGCTAACGGTATTACTTCGTCTTTGGCGCAAGTTGCAACCAATACAACTGCTACAACTGGAACATTTGGCGGAGAATCTGTAGCGGCGGCGTTTGCAGCGGCGGGTACTGTAACTACGTTGGACTTGTCAAACGTGCGTGACTTGGGTAACTCCATCTTGGGCGGCGGTACAAATACCACAGTTCCAAACGCTGCCGCAGGCGGCCAATCTGGGTTTTACCCTGATGGCCCAGACATTCTGTACGTGGTTGCCCAAGCGGTAAGCAACACAGGCGGTACCATTTTGGCTCGTTTGAGCTGGAAAGAAGCGCAGGCTTAACATGGCAACAGCCAAGAAAAAAAGCCCCTCACTGGCCATTGGCCGTGGCGAAAAACTCCCTGCATCGAAAGGTGCGGGGCTAACCGCCAAAGGTCGTGCAAAGTACAACGCAGCCACAGGTAGCAACTTGAAAGCTCCGCAGCCTCAAGGGGGCCCCCGCAAAGATTCGTTTTGCGCTAGGATGTCGGGAATGCCCGGTCCTATGAAGGACGAAAAAGGCAAACCCACCCGCAAAGCGGCTTCACTTGCAAGATGGAAATGTTGATATGATCGAACGCACCGAAACAATTAAACATGTGGTTGACGGCTTGTCGATCATCACCGTAATAGGGACATTGGCAGATATGCTTCCATCAGTCGCAGCAGTATTCACGATTGTGTGGACATGTATCCGCATTTGGGAAACCACCACAGTTCAAAACTGGGTTAAAAAGTTGAGGGGTGACAATGCCATCGACAAGCAAGAAACAACATAATTTCATGGAAGCGGTGGCCCATAGCCCCGCCTTTGCCAAGAAAGCAGGCGTCCCGCAATCGGTGGGGCAAGACTTCTCCAGCGCGGACAAGAGCCGCAAATTTTCTAAAGGTGGCGAAATGGATGCAATGGACAAAAAACAGGATAAGGCCATGATTATGAAAGCCTTTAAACAGCACGATGCCCAAGAACACAAAGGCGGCAAGGGCACAACCTTGAAGCTGGCCAAAGGCGGTACGTTCCGGGCTTCGGCAAACGGTATTGCTCAGCGCGGCAAGACCAAAGGCACAATGATCGCCATGTGTGGCGGCGGAAAGATGTAAGGAGGATATTATGGATGCAAGTTCAACTGCAGCGGGCATGAAAAACTACAAACCTCGTCGTCCCGGTATGACGATGGATGATGTGGTTACGCCAGAA